CAAAACTCTGGATCCACCGCTTGGGCTTCGTCGAAGACCAGCATCAGGTTCTCGGCGTGACCGCCCTGGAAGTTGCTCGGGTCGCTCGTGGCGACACCAATGGCCTCCCAATAGGGTGCTAAGCGGATGGCCGTTGTCAGCAGTTCTCCACCCAATGGGATTCGGGCGCCATTCCACAGTTTCCTAACATTTCCCCAGAGGTGGGTTCGCACATGGCTGGCTGTTGGGCCCGTCGAGAGAATGAAGGACTCCCTTGTGTAGAGATACCAAAGTATGGCGCAGGCGGCGAGGTGGGTTTTGCCCAGGCCGTTACCCGACCGGACAGCCACCCTCTTATTGGCCACTATGGCGTCAAGAACGAGCTTTTGTTGATCTGTTAGTCGGCAGCCCAACACATCCCAGATGAATTCCGCCGGCTCATTCCGCCAGCACTCTACCCGATCGGCGACAGGATCAGTTGCGATTGCAGAACTGGTCATCTATGGTTCTGGATCTCTTCTGTTCCATCTTTTGGACTAGTTCGGCCAGGGTGACGGGCTCGACATTATGCTCTAGGCGCTGGACATCGCGCCACTTCTCTGGGGCCCGGTTCTTCAACCAGAAGATGCAAGCGGTGGTGTTCCCCTCAAGGGCCTGGGCAAAGAGGGAGTCTTCTACGGCCTCTAGGCGGATGTTCTTAATCGCCTCCTCTTTCACAGCGAAGTCCTCGTCCTTTTTGCGCCAGCGCTGGATTGTCCAGCGGCTGATACCCAAGGCTTTGCAAATATAGCCCTGAGTGTGGCCCTGGGCCAACCACTCCAAGTAGTTATCCCCAATCTCCTTGGTCATCTGGCGCGGAGCCTTGGGGGGCGTGAAAACTTCCTCACCGGGAACTTCGATGTCTTCCATGCCCTCAATTTGCCACAATTATCTGGGCGAGTCAAACATGATGGCAAAAAAACCCCCGACCCCGAGGGGCCGAGGGCTAACACAAAACTTATGGGGCCACAGGCAGTTTCCTAGCCTCGGCGCCGTCATTCTATGTTTTATGGGTGGGGATGCGAACCCATTGCCTTAATTCTCGACCATGGGCTTCTGGGCGTGTGGACTTGATCCAGAGCCCGGTCTTTCGAATGAGGCCAGCTCTCGCCGCATGGTTGAGGGAAGCGCCCATGGCGTTGTGGTGTGGGGGTTCTAAATGCCCCATTGCTGCGCGCAACCTTTCTGATGTGACGGTTTGGCCGATGTGAAACTTGGTGCGGATCGTCTCTATTGCGACCTTTACCCAGTCTGCTGATGTGCCTGTGGAGACACGATCAATACCTTCTTCTTTTCTACGCTCGGCCTCGGCGTAGTCAAACAGGTTCATGGGCAAGCCAGTCGTTTACCTTCTGTGGGGAGCCCCAACAGTCGCGGGGGATGAGGCCGAGCCACCTGGCCCAAACTCCCATAACCTCCGTATTCTTCTGGTCTGCTCTTCCAAACGCGAGCGCGAGGTCGTTCTCTAGAACAGCCCGCAAAAACCCTCCGGGGTGAAGCCGAAGTTTCACATAGTTTCGCGCCCCCTCCGCCGACAAGGGAGGAAGTTGTGCGTAAACTTCCTCAAGTATGTTCTCCACGGCGATTCTTATCGGCTCTAAGTTTTTCATGATCGGCTCCATGTCGTAATCCTTCATGTTGTGTTACCTAATTTTTCTACGGCTGCGTAAACCTGATTAGCACAAGTCTCTAGCGCAGCGTCTAGGTCCAGGGCTTCGTCGGAGGCGATGTCAGCGACAAGGCCAGCTAAGATTTGAGGCGTCATGTGCGCTTCTTTTAGAACGCGCTCTGCGGTATGCCGCGAGGCTTCGGTGATTCCTATGGAGGAATCTTCACCCACGAGAAAGCGGGCAAGGTAGTTCTCAAACAGTTCTACGGGAGTAGCCATGCTTAGAAGGGGACATCGTCGAGGACATCCTTAGTGCTGGTTGGGGTGGCCACCCTCGGGTCTGCGGGGTCACCATGCCTTGACGCGATCGTGTAGGTGGCTTCTTGATTATTGCCTGCGTGGTATGTAAGCGCGAGTTCGTGGCCAGCTTCCAAATGATAAGCCCACTCTTGAACCTTCTTCTTTGCGTTAAGGGCCGCTCCATGAAGTGGCCTTCCGTCCGCCGCCGTCGCGTTGAAGAGCCCCTCAAACGATCCGTGTTGCGTCTGTGCGTCACGGATGGTGCCGTTATTACCTTTCCACAGGGATGCGGCATTAAGGAGAACCCCCTCAAACTCGGATCGCTCAAGGTGGCAAGCCTCTGCCACCCTTCCCATGAGCATATTCCATTCGCCGGGAAGCTTTGCGGCCCAGTGGGGAGCATCGGCGTGGGGCGAAGGAACCTGCTTAGAAGGAGCCTGGTATTGGGCGCCCTTTGGGGGTGGTGACGGAGTAGAGGTCGGGGCCTGAGCGGAAGACCGCTGGACTTCCTCTGGCTCAGAATGCGGCAGTCCACCTCCCCAAAGGAAGGTAGTAAAAGGCTTAACAGCGTGTCGGAACGCCTTTGAGGCGGCCCCTTTTCTAGCGTCGGTAAAGCCGACCATCGTCGCCTCGCCCACGCCGTCATAAAAGAGATCGCCGTCTTCAAACTTTAGCGTTAGCCTTCCCTGAACGAAGGCGTGTTGTGCTGGCTTCCCGCTTCCTCCAAAGACGACCTCGGTTGCTTCGCATCGAGAAATCTCCCAGGTGTAAGGGATGCCAAGCGCATTTATCCGGTCGAAGATGTGGTGTTGCTCCACCCAGGACTCGTTCCTTCCGTGGACATTCTTGGTCGTTATCTGTTCAGGGTCATACCCCTCACAGAGTTGGCTTATCTTTTCTTTAAAGGTCATGTGTTTTGTGTTTGTGTTTTGCGTATACAGTTAACCGTATACTGTTTACAGGAGCCGTAAAACCTTTTTAAAAAAAAGGTATATGGAAACTGTTTTCTGTTTCCCGTTCCCGAGGGAACCGAGGGTACCGAGTCACTTGGTCGGGTCAAAGTGTAATTTTCCGAGGCTGTCCCAAACCTTCTTTGCGTTTTTGAAGGGCTCGACAAGCAGAAGCTTGAGCCAACACAAGATGAGGGAGAACGGAACGATGAGGACCCCAACCAGTAGTGTTGAGAGAAAAGCGGCTAGAGTGAGTATTGGTCGCAAAAGTTTTTAAGATTTTTTTCAGTTGACGACATTTTTAGGCTCTGGAGCCGGCGAAGTTGAGGTCGGGGCGTTGGGATCGACGCCCTGCTCGTGAAGTCTGGGGCGACCTCGGCGTAGCCGTGGTTTGCCAAGCTGGCGCATAGCGTCTTTAACTGAGACGCCGTCGCTGATTTCATAGAGCCCCCCCAAGGGGATGTCTAAGAGATAGGCAATGAGGGCTGCCGTTGACCCACTCGGGGCCCGATGCCCGTTGAGGATTTGATCCACCTTCGGGTTGACGCCCCATAATTGGAGCATCCGACGCAGGTATGCTGCATTCCATCCCTTCCCCTCTAGGGCCGCCCGCATTGACGCGGGGGCAAAGGTCGCGGGGTGGTCTTCTTTTGTTCTTCTTCCGGGCATTATTGTTTTGTGGCTCTGAACGAGCGAATTGGGGTTTCTTTGGTGTATTTAGAGGCAATTTCTGGGTGGTCGCGGCGGAGCGCACTCCCGTCCAAGGAAGACCTAACAGAAGTCTTCCAAGAGACGCGGATGCCACCACCTTGGGCAAGGCTCTCGTTCCCCATCTTTTCCTCCAACAAGGATCGCGCATCTTGTAGCCGAGACTTCGCAATGTCTGCGTCTGCCTGGGCTGCTAAATATGCGGCTGCGGCGCTGTTCCAATCGGAATCGCCGCTCAGGTCTATGGGCTCAGGCCCACTTTCTACCTCTTCTAGTCCTCGAACTTGGCAAATTGGCGCCCACGAGCAAGAATGGCACCTCTTGTCGTTGGTCGGCAGACGAGACAGGCTCTCAAGAGAGGGCTCCATTGCTTCCGGGGCGAAGCCCTTGGTTATCCACTTTTGGCGCCCGTCGTTCACGGCCACCCAGAACAATCGAGATTCGCTACGGAGGCGCTGGCACTCTACCTCGGTAAGGGTTATGTCCACCTTGAAGGACTCCCACCCATCTGGCCACAGGTAGAACAGCTTCCCATTCTTTAGCCCCATGAGCATTAAATACCACAAGACCTGATCGTGGTGGTAGGGCTGCCCTCCAATCTTCTTGGCTTGGGAGAACGCCCACTTATTGGCTGTTTTGATTTCCAGGATCTCGTCGGGGCGCCCCATGTCGATGTAGGTGTGTTTTCCTTGGCGGGCCTTCTTCATTTCATAAAGGAAGTAGTCGGGGGTTCCCCCCATCCACGGCAAAGGAGCCTTCTGGGAAAGGTGTTCAATCATTTTCTGCGTTTCTGCAACCTTTTTCATCTCCCAGAGCGGCCTCAAGTGCTTGCTGGCAAACTCTTTGGCGGCGACAGGCTCCAGAATGGTGCCTCGGCGCATGACCGGCGTCTCCTCAAACTCACGAGAAGCTGGAACACCCACCTTTTCATACCAAAGTGCCCTAGCGCACCCATAGGGGTTGGAGCCCGTGATCGTCCCAATCTCAGATCCGCCGATGTGTCCCTTCCTGGCGGCAAGCCAGCCCCTCCTGGCGGACTCTTTTTGTGGTTGAAGTTCTGTCATGCCCCCAGCGTACAAAGTGGACACC